GACGGATGAAGGCACCCAGGACCACAGCAATATGCGGGGCACCCAGCAGGATAAATCTCTCCCAGGTGTTCTGACTCGTCTACCAAATCGTAGAAAGGTATTTTTTTGTTGCCTAACCCATCGCATTTAGTATAATAATGATAATGGTCCCCATCAATAGCGCCTGTCCTGACCGTAAAAGTATCTGAAATACAGTCAGTTGCGCCCAACTGTTCCGCACGAGCATAGTTATCTGCATCAACAATGCAAACGTCACCAGAAATACAAATGACGCCATAGTTTCCTCCATCTTTTAACCACTCCAATATTACAGGGTCGTCATATGTATACTGAAATTCTGACTTCCCCCATTTGTCTACAGGTTCCTTTCCTCCGCGCTTTATCCGGATGAAATTAAAATTGTCACTTTTCAACTGTTCAGGTATAGAAATGTTTAAACCAACAGAGATAGAATTGTCTATAACCATATCGTTCATTCTATTTTTCCCTATCGCGTTGGTTTGTATTTTGCGTTGTTATTTATACACCACGCGCCGCAATTTGTGCACGTTAAACGGTATTTCGTAGATGTAGGATACCAAGTATCCCCGCACTTGTGGCATGTAATCGGGTTTAATATCTCCTTTTTCGGTCTGTTGTTATATGGGTTATTTGGGTTTTTAAACGTCTTTCCACAAATACCACATGGTATGCGCCTTCCTTTTGCACTGCATACCCAAGTATGCCCGCACGCAGGGCATGTTACATCGAATGACTCCGCACTCTCAAATGGCATTGCTCTATCTGCTATCATGTCGTTTCCACCACTCTTTTAACATAACATAAAACTTGTCGCGATACAGCATTAATTCCTCCCTTGTTAAAACGTAAACTTTAGGCAACAGATTTTTATTTTTGTTCCCATATGGCGTGTCTGCGCGTGTATACGGGCATAAACACATAACTAACCCCCATTGAGGCACCGGATTTACAAACGGGTAGTATGCGCCAAGTTGCAGGAAATGTTTCTCTTTTGCCTCTTTGCTTGTTTTCAAGTCTCCAATTGTCTGCGTTCCTTTAAATGTTATCGTTTCTCCTGTTCGTTCGTCTTTAACCTCTCCATATACCTCTCCGTTAATGTCTCGAGTGCCACAATATCCAAGGTCTTCATCAACTTCAAACCGTTCAACTGTTGCTTTTCTGAATGATAATCCCGTCTGCTCCCAGAGCATCTCAAAAATTTCAGCATACGATTCGACTCCTTCTGGATACTCTGAAATCGGGATATCTGGCATCTCTATCGGTGATGGTGATAACTTAGATAATACACGATAATGGCATATTGTTCCTATGTTTCCCATATCTTTGAGGACTTGTTCAGGATCATACCCTTTTTTGCGGAGAGATGAATACCAATACCGATAATCGTCTCCGGTAATATCACCGATTACTTTGGTTACTGACGGTAATATCCTACCATCTTTAGCCTTGTAATGATGAGCCACGAACAACCTCAACTAATTTACCATCTACTAATTTTACATCAGAATCTCCAATCCCATATATGCAGTAAATGTAAGAGCATACAACATCAATTACATCTATTAGCAAGTTGCAATTACACCGCGGGCACCTATATCCTTCTAACCAATCTGCTGTCATCATTACTCACCTTTACCAAATATACATGGTTCTGGATACCCTTCATACCATTGTGGCCATAGTTTACACACTTCAGGCATTCTATCATCATCATGAACACTACAAGTATTATCTTCTCGAAGATGTTGACAAACGTGAGGAACACATAACACAATGTGATCATCGTAAATAATCGGTTCAATTCCGCGTGCTTTGTAAAATTCAACATTGATATCTGTTTTGTTTAATGCAAACTCAAGATATTTGCAGCACGTTCCACATTTCCTGCATTTATGTTCAGTCATTTCTTCCCATTCCTAATCAGTGCACAATCCCAATCGTTATGCCCCATCTCTCTCCATGCCATACATTTCTCCTTGCAGCACCAGTCCTCAAGTATTGTAAACGGGCATATCTTCTTTTCTTCACTCATACAATTCTCCACGGCATTACAATCATTATAAGCATGACTGTCACAATAGACAGGTTTCTAGCACAGTCCAATATGTCTGAAATTTTACAATCTGGGCACCCATCTATCATAAACCGGACAATTAAACACGATGTAAATATTCCAAACAAAAAGATTAGAATTCCTTTTGCAATACCTTTATA